AGAGTTGATCGAAGGCTACCAAAAGGGCACTGATTACCATAAGAAAACTAACGCGCTTGCAGAACAGCGTAAAGCAGTAGAGGCAGAGAAAGCCGCTGTTGAGCAAGCAAAGCAGGCACGAGATGCTTATGCCCAACGCTTGCAGGTTATGGATCAATTCCTAAGCCAGCAAATGAAGGGCGAAGATATTGAGAGTTTGAAAGAAACCGACCCGATAGCTTATGCGGTGAAGGTCGCGGAAATGACTCGCCAAGAGAAGCAACTCCAGCAGTTAAGAGCCGAACAGCAACGCATTGCCAGAGAGCAACAAGCCGAGCAAGAGGTTCATATGGAGAGGCGTATCGCGGAAGAGGCGCAGAAGGTTGCAAGTGCAATTCCAGATTACGCCGATCCGAAGAAGGGTGAGAAAGTCCGTAGTGATTTACGAGCGTTTGCAAAGAGCATTGGTTACTCTGATGCGGAACTTGCAAGTGCGACTGACTCTCGTGCCGTGGTGACGTTATGGATGGCCGCGCAGTATCAGAAATTGCAACAAAGTAAGCCTGGGGTAACCAAAAAGGTTACGGAGGCTCCGAAGTTGCTAAAGCCTGGGACTGCCACAGGTAAGACCATCCAGTCAGAAGCAGCAAAACAGGACTTTGCGCGTCTCAAAAAGACAGGTAGTCGACAGGACGCTGCAAGGGTTTTTGAAAGATTCTTGTAATTAGGAGTTAGAAATGACTGTTCCTTCAGGTACATTCCAGACCTTCACCGCTATCGGTCAGCGTGAAGATCTAACCGATGTTATTTACAACATCAGCCCGACCGAGACACCTATCCTTTCGTCGCTTGCTCGCACCAAGGCAACGGCTGTCTACCACGAGTGGCAGACCGACACGTTGGCAGCAGCAACAACCAACAACGCACAGGTTGAAGGTGACGACGCTACCGCAGCAACCATCAGCCCGACGACTCGTCTCGGTAACTACACGCAGATCGTTGCTAAAACGATCCAGGTGTCAGGAACCATGATGGCCGTTGATCTTGCAGGTCGTCGCGCAGAGAAGGCTTATCAACTCTCGAAGGCTTCGCAAGAACTCAAGCGTGACCAAGAGACGATCCTTGCTGCTAACCAGGGTCGCAGTGCTGGCAACTCGTCCACGGCTCGCAAGTTAGGTTCGCTTTTGTCTTGGCTCAAGACTAACTCGAACTACAACACGACTGACGGTGCTAACCCCACCACAATCGGCGTGAGCACACGTTCAGACGGTACAACTCGTACCTTTACCGAGGCAATCCTGAAGGATGGCGTTCAGCAGGTTTACACCTCTGGCGGCAGCCCCAAGATCCTCGTGGTTGGCCCTGCACTCAAGCAGACCGTTTCGGCCTTTGCAGGTATCGCAGCACAGCGTTACATGGCTCCTTCTGACGCACCGACGACCATCATCGGCGCGGCTGATGTGTACCTGAGCGACTTCGGCTCGATCTCTGTAGTTCCTGATCGTTTCGTTCGTAGCCGTGACGCGTTCATCCTTGATCCGGAATACGCAGCAGTTGGTTATCTGCGTCCCTTCCAGACCAATGAGCTTGCCAAAACTGGCGACTCCGAGAAAACTCAGATCCTTGCTGAGTTCACGATGGAGATGCGTAACGAGGCTGCTCACGGTATTTTGGCTGACCTCAAGACAGCGTAACAAAAACTGTGGTAAAAAAGAGGGAGGCGTAACAACCTCCCTTTTTTTATGCTCAAAACTAAATTTCATGCAACCGACGACCAGTATGTCTTTGAAAGAGTTCAAGACATAACGGCTATTATCGAGCAGAACAAAGCACTCTATAACGCCACTGACGAGCGTGAGCGTTGGGGTGAGTGGACGCGGTACGCTCAACTACCCTATGCAGTAATTGACGATCTAAACAACCAAGGGATCATGCGTGGCTTTGCCATCGTAGACGAAAAGAAGTTCAGGGCGTGGATGAACGACCCAGAGAACAGACACTTTAGAACTCGTCCAGGAAAAGTATGAAGATAGCTCTTTGTGTTCCGTGTAGGGACACGATGATGACGGGGACTGCCTTCGACATGGCTCGACTGGCAGCATACGATGGGGCCAATAGGTGCGCGTTAACGGGAGGATCGTTCCTCTTGTACACCGCACCAGGCACTCTCATATTCAGTCAGAGAGAGTCGCTAGCCAAAGAAGCCTTAGCCGACGGTGCTGAGTACATTCTTTGGGTGGACTCGGACATGAGGTTCCCCAAGAACACGTTAGAACGACTGTTAGCACACGGGCAAAAGATTGTCGGGGTTAATGCAGTCACGAGACGTAAGCCCGTTTTACCAACGGCGATCAACTTTCACCAAGATAAAGAGATCTTTGAGAAGATCGAGAGTCGAGGAAAGAAGGGTATCGAAGAGGTGACTGCTGTAGGTTTTGGGGTTGTGCTAACCCATAAGTCTGTGTTTGAGGCTATGCCGCAACCTTGGTTTGATGTAGTATGGGGGGCGGGTGGTCTAATTGGCGAAGATGTGCATTTTTGCGTGAAAGCTTTAGATCACGGGATTAAGACTTTCGTGGATCACGAATTGAGCCTCGAAATAGGACACATCGGGACGCACGAATACCGATGGAGCGATGTCGAATATGGCCCTAAACAGTTACGGCAATCTGCAAACAACGATAGCTAATTATCTCTCACGAGATGATCTTACTTCCGCGATCCCTGACTTCATCCAACTCGCAGAGATTCGACTCCGTAGAGATCTTCGCTTGCGCGAAATGCTTACGCAAACATCGGTTACGGCGACCGGTGGAGTCTCGACAATTAACCTCCCTAGTGACTTCTTGCAAGCAAGGGATGTGTACGTTGACTCTGACCCCGACTTCCCTATTACGTTCGCAACGCCGAGCATCTTTATTCGGAACGGTAGGACGAACCAAAGTGGTGTACCGGCTTTCTACACCATCCTTGGGTCTACGATTCAACTTGCCCCAATTCCTGACAGCAATTACGACATCAAGATCCTCTACTACGCGGCCCCTGCGTTTTTATCTACAGCGGCCCCGACAAATCTCTGGATTACGACCTGTCCGGATGCACTCCTCTACGGGTCGTTAGGCGAGGCTGAACCTTATCTTATGAACGATCCCAGGCTACAGACCTGGGGTGCGCTTTATGATCGTGCTATTGCCGCTCTCACGCGTTCAGACGAGGAGGGTCAGTATTCCGGTGTTCCTCTAACCATGACGCTTGCTAAGCGATGAGAATTAACTTTGGTGAGTGGTTGCCGGATCAGCCAGGGGTAGCAGGTGCTCTGGTTGATGCCAAGAACGTCATACCCCAACAGGTAGGTTATGGCCCTTTATCTTCGCCTAGTGAGTGGAGCAATGCGGCTTCAGAAACGCTTAATTCGGTTGCTGCTGCGGCTGCTCCGGACGAGGCGGTAACGGTCTTTGCTGGCGGCGACACAAAACTCTTTAAGCTAGGCACGAACCTAAACCTTTCGGATGTTTCTAAGTCTGGTGGATATACAACACCATCAGATCAGAAGTGGCGTTTTACTCAGTTTGGCAATCGAGTGATCGCGGCCAACGGAGGCGACAGGCTTCAAGGTTATCTCATGGGTTCGTCTACCCTATTTGCAGACCTTGGTGCTGCTGCACCTAAGTCTAGGTATGTCACAACGGTCAGGGACTTTGTAGTTGCTGGCTTTAACAATGGTTCAACGGTCTACCCTAATCGCGTGGAATGGTGCGCGTTAGGAGACGAGACGAGTTGGACTCCTGCCGCAACAACACAAGCGGACTATCAGGACATACCTGATGGTGGACACGTTAAGGGTCTGACGGGTGGTGAATACGGCATCGTGTTTATGGATCGTGCGGTTGTCCGTATGTCTTACGTTGGGAGCCCGCTTGTATTCCAGTTCGACACGATCTCTAGGGGTTTGGGTTGCATGGAGCCCAACTCAGTCATTCAGTACGCTGGATCGAGCTTCTTTTTGTCTGACGACGGGTTTTATGTCACGAACGGGCAGGAAGTAAAGTCTATTTCGGTGGAGAAGGTGGATAGATGGTTCTTCAATAACGTGGACATCTCGCAGTTATCCACGATGTCTGCTGCTGTAGACCCACTTAAAAACCTTGTTATATGGTGTTTCAAGACCGTAGACCAAACGACTGCGCTTTTGATCTACAACTTCAACCTCTCTAAGTGGTCGTACGCTGAGATCAACGCGGATACCATTGCTTCGTCTACAGCGATCACAACAACTTCGTCCTCTGGCCTTACCTTAGAGCAACTAGACGCATTTGGTGGTCTTGATTCTCTACCCGCAAGCTTCGATTCCTTTGGTTATACGGTGACCTCAACCCTGCTAACAGGGACGTTAGGCGCAAAGATCATTGCTTTTTCTGGGTCTAACCTAACAGCAAACATCGTTACACCGGATCTATCTCTGAACGACATGCCTTCAGTGATGACACTGATTCGACCTGTCATCGATAGCGGAACTTGTTCCGTACAGGTCAACTCAAGACGCAGGCTAAACCAACAGACAGACTTCACGGGTTCTACTTACACGAGCAACGACGATAACCGCATCGGATTACGTTCAGCGGGAACTTATCACCGAATCAAAGCAATACCTTCTGGCGTTTGGTCGTCTGCGGTTGGTTTAGATGTAACTATCGTCCCACAGGGTATGCGATGATCTTCAGGACGCTGCCTCCGTTTGGTGGCGATCAACGAGCCGTCGCTGAAATTGTCCGTGGCATCATGGACGGTAAGACCAACAACACCGGAACGGTAACGCTCAATACAGGAAACGCCACCACAACAACGATCACAGACGCGAGGATAGGGGTAGAGAGCAAGATTATTCTTATCCCTTACTCTGCTGCTGCCTATGTGAGTGGACTGCCCTACGGTTCGTTTTTCGACGTTAACGACCAAACGGCTGCAAGCACGACAGCATCCTATGCAGTCACGTTTTCCAATACGGATTTAAGTAATAACGTCTACTTATCAAACTCAAGTCGGATTAACGTCAGGGCAGCGGGGAAGTACAACCTTCAGTTTTCTGTGCAGTTTGCAAACGCTGATACGCAGATCCATGACACTGATCTGTGGTTAAGAAAAAACGGTACAGATCTGGCGGACTCTAATTCGCGGTTCTCGATTCCTAATTCTCACGGTGGGATAGACGGGCATTTGATCGCAGCATTGAACCTTTTTGTTGATCTCGCGGCTAATGACTATGTTGAACTTGTCTGGGCAACAACAAGCACTCAGGTTAGGCTTGAATACATAGGGACACAGTCAAGCCCAACAAGACCGGCAACGCCGTCGGTTATTTTGACGATGCAACACATCTCTGACGGGCCATTAATTTATGTTTCAAGCGTAACGAACGGTTCTGCGACTGTTACGCACTATCCTAATTCAACGTCTGATATGACATACGGCTATGTGGTGGTCGGATGAATGTGCAATACATCAAACAAGACGAGCTAAGAAATGTCTGGCAGTACATCAAGCCAGGGTTGGAAGTCATCCTTAAAAAGAGCCCAGAATCGTGGATACCTGAAGACATTTACTCGGACTGCTTTACGGGAAGATCACTTCTTTGGGTGTTTGTTGAGGATAACTCTGTTGTGGGCTTTGTTGTTTTGCAGCCTATCGGCGATAATTTGCATATTTGGTGCGCTTATGGCAAGGGAGATAGTCGTGCAGGCTTGGATCATGTTCTCGGCATTGCGAGAAGTGGTGGCGCGAAAACTATCAGCTTTGATTCGTGGCGTAAAGGCTGGGATCGCAAGGCTAAGGCGTTAGGTTTTAGACCCCGTAAGTGGGTGAGAGAGGTTTAACATGGCTGGTGGCTCGACAAACACGGTTACGAGAACCGAACTTGACCCGACGATGCGTCCTTATGTCCAGTACGGACTAACCGAGGCACAAAGGCTTTACCAAGCAGGTGTTCCTGAGTTTTTCACGGGCCAGACCTATGTAGGCCCGTCTCAGCAGACGCAGGCTGCGCTCTCTGCAATGCAGACAAGGGCTATGCAAGGCAACCCGCTCGTTCCTTTGGCGCAACAACAGTTAGCAACAACGCTAACAGGGGCGCAAGCCCAAGGTTTAGGCCAGACCATTTCTCCTTACTTGGCGCAAACACTATCCGGCCAGCAGGCGGAGGCTTTAGGGGCTAGCATTAGCCCTTACCTATCTCAAACACTATCCGGCCAGCAGGCACAGGCTTTAGGGGCTAGCGTTAGCCCTTACTTGTCTCAAACGCTCTCCGGCCAGCAGGCAGAGGCTTTAGGGGCTAGCATTAGCCCTTACTTGGCGCAAACATTGTCGGGGCAACAAGCGCAGGCATTAGGGTCGGCTGCAAGCCCTGAGTTAGCTAAAGCAATTAGCGGTGCTTATCTTGGCGCGAATCCTTATTACTCGTCTGCGCTGCAACCTGGGTTCCAAGCAGCAACAACTCAGTACCAGGACGCAATCAATCAAATGCGGTCTCGCGCTTCTCAGGCTGGACGCTACGGGACTAACGAAGCCCTGATGAGTCAAGAACAACGCGCACAAAACGCACTTGCTAACGCTCTTACAGGACAGGCCGCACAACTTGGTTATTCAGGTTACGAGGCCGAAAGAGCGAGACAACAACAGGCTCTTGGTCTCGGACTTAACCTTTACGAGTCGGAAAAAGCAAGACAACAAGCCGCAGCGCAGACTGGTGCTCAACTTTACGAGTCGGAAAAAGCAAGACAACAATCTGCGGCACAGACCGGTGCTCAACTTTACGAAGCGGAAAAAGCAAGACAACAAGCCGCAGCGCAGACTGGTGCTCAACTTTACGAAGCGGAGAGGGCGAGGCAACAAGCGGCAGCGCAAACCGGTGCTCAGTTGTATTCTCAGGAAAGAGGGTTCCAACAAGCGGCGATCGGTGCTGCTCCAGGCTTGGCTGCACAGGACTACACGGACATTGCTCAACTTGCACAGGCAGGTCAGGCAGCAGAGAGTTATCAACAAGCAGCTTTACAAGACGCTATCCAAAGATTCAACTACCAACAGCAAGCACCTTACGCAGCCTTACAGTCATTCCTATCATCTTCTTTTGGTGCGCCACAAGGGATGCAGACGGTTGCGCCTAGTTACTCCAACCCGCTTGCAGGCGTACTTGGTGCAGCACTAGCAGGAAAGGCTTTGTTGTCATAATGGCTGGCCCAGAATTCATACTCGCAGCAG